GAAAATCAATCCGCCGAAGCCTGTGGAAAATGGCAATGGCACCGGAGGTGATAAACCCAAAGACAACAAACCACTCACAGACAGCAATACCGGTACGCTACGCAGACTCAGCAAAATTGCTGATAACACAGGTAAGCTGGTTGATGAGACGAAAAAACGCATTGGCCCCGGCGATATTGTCTTTAAGAACCTGCCCCGCGCACTTGCTGTTCGTGGGGAGTGGCAGGAGCGGAAGATTGCGCAGGTCAGTAAGCCTGCTTCCGCAATCAACATCACACCCGTGGTCCAGACTCCTCTTCCTCCGGCGCTGGTCCCTGTTGTTGCGGCCAGCTCCCGCCCGGTGGCGGAGGCCATACGATCGCCAGTGGCATCAGTTCCTGCAACTTCCCGTAACCGGGAGCCTGTTGTCTCCGGATTTGGCGGTGAAATTCATGTTCATCTGCATAACGTTGTTACGCAGAATCCCCGCGAACTGGCGAAACTGGTCGGTGAAATGGTCAGGGCAGAGGTGGAACGGCGTGCTCGTGCCGGACGTGGCAGTTTTTACGATAAAGATTGAGGAGTCATGGCCATGATGATGATCTACGGCATGTTTGTTTTTGAGCTGCGCACATTGCCGCATCAGCAGTTACAGCAAAACAAAAGCTGGCGGCATGTGAAAAATGAGCGCGTAAACCGCTCAGCAAGCTGGCAGTATATCGGTGCAGGTGATGATCGCATCGTGCTTTCTGGCGTGCTTTATCCTGAAATTACAGGTGGCGAAGTGTCGCTTTCGCTGCTGACCACGCAGGCATATACAGGACGCCCCTGGCCTCTGATTGATGGTGTCGGGCAGATTTACGGCATGTATGTACTGACTGAAACGAATACGACCCGCTCCGAGTTTGATCGCTACGGTAAGGCGAAAAAGATAGAGTTTTCACTGACTCTTGAACGCTGTGATGAGGATTTGCGGGAGCGCCTGCAATCCTCATCGTTCAGTGATATGCTGTCCGGCTTCAAAGATAAGGTCACATCATCCCTTAACAGCGCGGCCAGCTCCGTTAAAGGGCTGTTTTGATTAACGCAAAACCGCTAATGGTCAGATTAGCGGTTTTCATTTTCCTGAGTCTGCCTGGTTGTTTCTTCAGCCTGTATATCGCCTACAGGGTGATAACGATAAATCGTCGATATGCCGATGTCGTAAATGATCGCCAGTTGTTTCCTGTCATGACCGTTTTTGATCAGCCTTGCTATTTGCTCATGCTGTTCTTTTGTCAGCTTCGGGCGACGTCCGCCTGTGCGCCCCCCGTGCGCGCGCTGCCGCCAGTCCGGCCAGTGTACGTTCAACAATTAATTCACGTTCCATTTCAGCCAGGGCACCCATAACGTGGAAGAAAAAACGCCCCATTGGAGAAGATGTATCTATGCTGTCGGTCAGACTGCGAAAATTAATCCCTCGCTCCCGTAGTTCCCCGACGAGAGAAATCAGATGTTTCATGCTTCGCCCGAGGCGATCCAGTTTCCAGACAACCAGCGTGTCACCTTTTTGAAGCCGCTTTAAAGCGCGTTTTAATCCCGGTCGGTCTGTCTTTGTCCCGCTTAATTTATCTTCAAATATTTGTTCACATCCTGCGCAAACAAGAGCGTTTCGTTGCAGGTCTGTATTCTGGTCATTTGTTGATACCCTTACATAACCAATCAGCACACTGAATCTCCCGTCCCAAAGCGCAAATCATGCCATGCAGGCCGGAAACGGCCATTATCTAAAACCTCGGTTTACAGGAAACGGTAAATCAGGCTTCTGGCGCATTACAGAAAAACCAGAACGGCGCAGATATTCCGGGAAAAGATACCTTCACCAAAAATATTGGGGCCTGCCGCGCATATAGCGCATGGCTGGATATTGGTGGCGATAGTCAGGTCTGGACAACCGCGCAATTTATTTCGTGGCTGGAGAGTCAGGGAGCATTTAACCATCCTTACTGGATGTGCAAAGGCTCATGGGCTTATGCAAATAATAAGGTCATTACAGATACAGGTTGCGGAAATATTTGTCTTGCAGGTGCTGTGGTGGAAGTTATTGGCACTCGCGGCGCAATGACCATACGCGTTACCACGCCGAGCACGTCCAGCGGTGGAGGAATTACTAACGCTCAATTCACTTATATTAATCATGGTGATGCTTACGCTCCTGGCTGGCGACGAGACTACAACACGAAAAATCAACAACCTGCATTTGCTTTAGGGCAAACAGGAAGCACTGTCGGAAATGATAAAGCTGTTGGCTGGAACTGGAATAGCGGGGTCTATAACGCAAATATTGGTGGCGCATCGACATTAATCCTCCACTTCAATATGAATACGGGGAGCTGCCCTGCTGTACAGTTCCGCGTGAATTACAGGAACGGCGGTATTTTTTATCGTTCAGCGCGTGATGGTTATGGATTTGAGGCTGACTGGTCAGAGTTTTACACCACGACCCGAAAACCCTCTGCGGGAGATGTTGGTGCATACACGCAGGCAGAATGTAACTCAAGGTTTATTACAGGTATTCGCCTTGGCGGTCTGTCATCTGTTCAGACATGGAATGGCCCCGGCTGGTCTGACAGGTCAGGTTATGTCGTTACGGGTTCAGTTAACGGAAACCGTGATGAATTAATTGATACAACTCAGGCAAGGCCAATTCAGTATTGCATTAATGGGACGTGGTATAACGCGGGGAGTATTTAACGATGATGCACTTAAAAAACATTACTGCTGGCAACCCTAAAACAAAAGAGCAATACCAGCTAACAAAGCAATTTAACATCAAATGGCTTTATTCAGATGATGGAAAAAACTGGTATGAGGAACAAAAGAATTTCCAGCCAGACACTTTGAAAATGGTCTATGGCCATAACGGCGTTATTATTTGTATTGAAAAGGATGTTTCAGCAATTAATCCGGAAGGCGCAAGCGTCGTTGAATTACCTGATATTACAGCAAATCGCCGTGCTGACATTTCGGGTAAATGGATGTTCAAAGATGGCGTAGTGGTAAAGCGAACTTATACCGAGGAAGAGCAGAGGCAGCAGGCGGAAAATGAAAAGCAAAGCCTGCTACAGCTCGTCAGGGATAAAACCCAGCTATGGGACTCACAGTTACGGCTGGGCATCATTTCCGACGAGAATAAACAAAAATTAACAGAGTGGATGCTCTTTGCGCAGAAAGTCGAATCTACAGACACTTCCAACCTGCCAGTAACGTTTCCCGAACAACCTGAATGAGACAAGGCCCGATAGCGGGCCTTAATTTTTAATCAGGCTTTTGTGGCCATTCAGGATTTGCCGTATCCACACGGCTGACCAGAACACTGTAGCGTTCCCATGACTCCAGTCGTGCGCGTTCCTCATCCGTCGCCATATTCAGCCTGACGGCGCGTTCCAGTGGCTGAATAACGCTTTCTGCTTCGGAAAGTAACGCGGCCTTTTGTGATTCGGCCTGTTGTTGCAGTTCCTGTTCTGTATATTCCCTCTTTACTACTTTACCATCCAGAAACATCCATTTTCCGTTATTGTCTGCGCGACGATTTGCCGTAATATCAGGAACTTCAACTATGCTTAGCCCTTCAGGATTAATAGTTGAAACGTCTTTACTGACAGCAACGATGATGTTGTTCTCATCGTAAGCAATTTTTATGGTGTCTGGCTGAAAATTCTTTTGTTCCTCATACCAGTTTTTGCCATCTTCGCAAAAGAGCCATACCACGCCCGCTTTTTTAGTTAGCTGGTATTGTTCCGGTGTTTTCGGATTCTCGGCCTTAATATTTTTCAGGTGCATCATCTTAAACACTCCCCACGTTGTACCATATTCCCCCAATCAATTTCTGAATTGGCCTTCTGGCAACAGTGTCGACAATATCATCCGCATTGCTGTTAATTGCGGCTGTTAAAACATAACCTGACGCATCGCCAAAGCCGTAGTCGCGCCATACGTTTTTATATTCAATGCTGCCAAGACGAATATCCCGAACGACATGATTATGCAGCCATGTGCTTAACCAGTTGTTTTCCCACACTGAACCATAAATATCGCCATTAGACGCAACTTGCGCACCACTTCCCAGCGCAAATCCCCCATCTGTTTTAAAAACGAAATCACCGCCACCGCTTGAACCATTATTAATATGAACACCATCACCATCTTTATCTTTCCACAAAAACATACGAATACTTCCGTCTTCGTTGGCGAATGTAATGTGGTGGCGGTAATTACCTTTTAATCTAAAATTGCTGCCATTAGATTCAATATCTTTATAAATATGTAATCCTAACTCATCAATATGTCCGATGCGCGAACCATTTGAATAGAAGCTAATAATACCATCTCCATCTTGCCTAAATCCGGTGTCGTTATCTCCCAGAACAATGGAGTTTTCACCCAGTGCGTTATCAGTAGCTCCAATAGCTAGACCTCCTTCAATTTTGGCCCCGTGGCTGACAGATATAGCACCTGTTCTCAGATTTATAGCGAATGGCCTTAATGGGCCGATATCACCGTTTTCGCCTTGTCCTTCAGCCGTCGGAATGAAATGAAGAAAATCTTCTGAACGACGGAAAATAAGACCGAAGGCATCATTGAAAATTCGCAGCGCATTCACCGTGCCAATTTTCAGCTCTCCGGTCATTTTATCGCCGGAACGCTGAACGGCGTTACCAGCCTTGTTTACTGTTTCCTGCAAACCGAGGTATTCGATAACAGCGGCAACGGTCGATTTCGCAAGAATATCCCGCCCGACTTCTGTCAGGGTTGCCAGACTGGCAACATCATTCCCCGTAAAATACGGAAACCTGTCTGCTGCAGTAGCAAGCCCGGCCAGCGCCGTCAGGGTGGCATCTTTCGGTTGCTTACCCGCAAGCGAGTTAGTCATGGTGGTCGCAAAATTCGGGTCGTTGCCCAGCGCCGCCGCCAGCTCGTTCAGCGTGTTCAGTGCGTCAGGTGAAGAGTCTACAAGTGCGGCAATCGCGGCCATAACGAAAGCCGTGCTTGCGATTTGGGTATTATTCGTTCCCTGTTGTGCAGTTGGTGTTGTTGGCGTTCCGGTCAGTGCCGGGCTGTTTAATGGGGCTTTCTTGTTCGTTTCATCCATTACCGCCTTAACCGCTTTTGGTGTCGCTGCCAGCGTTTCAGACGTGCTGTTGGTTGCACTGCTGAGCTGGACTATCCCTTTTCGTGCCGTCGTGGCGTCCTGAGCGGTATATTTTCCGTTAGCCAGGTCATACGCGGCCTTAACCGCTTTCGGCGTTGCAGCCAGCGTTTCAGAATCGCTGTTAGTGGCGCTACTGAGTTGAACAAAGCCTTTTGCGGTCAGCGAGGCATCCGGGTGACGTCGTGACTGTTCATGCTCTTTCAGTTTGTCATCCACGTAATCCACTGTGGCCATCACCATGGTGTTATCCACGGTAAGCGCCACGGTGGCAGTGCTGGATACGGTCAGAATGGTGCGAAATGTTTGTGCACGTCCGGACCCTTCGGCAACGGTTGGTTTGTAACTTTCGGCAGTATTGCCCACCGCGATTAAATCGCCGTGCTCATCAAATACACCAATTTCCCGGATCCAGAATCCGCCCGTTTCAGGAGGAATAACCAGCTCCGCAATAATGCGGTTCTGATGTGTTGCGTCCAGGATGACGCGATTAACAGTATGTCGCCACACCTCATGCACCAGACGGGTCTGCTTACTGTCTGGTGTGGGCAATGTACCGCCACCGTCGCCCACGGCCATATGAGTCAGGCGGACAGGCTTACCATCTGGCGCGGCTGCCTGAGCTAATTTTTTGGCACCCGTATCGGTGATAACGGTTTTAAATTTTCGTGTTGTGGTACTCATACTTAATCGCTTGGATAAATGGTAATAACTTCA